GTTTTATTACTGTAACTGCTGCATAAATCGCATTTGCATTTTCTATTAAATCTCCTTCTTTTTCAAAGGCAAAACGTGCACCTTTTATTGAAAAATAATAATGTATATTTCTATTACCTCTAAATAAAAAAATGTCTTTATTTAATTTTGCTCTATTTTCATTTACAGATACTTCGTAGTTGTATTTAATCAAATTAACACATCCCCTTCCTATTCTGTATAGTAAATTCTTACTGTTCCGTTACTTAGTGCTGAGTAATGACTTTTATCGTATGTTGATTGAATACCAAAGCCTTTTATCGTTCCGCTTTTAATTCCATTTAAAACAGTCGAATCTGTAATTGTAACTGTTCCTTTTTTGCCCCATGCTAGTGATAGTGTTTTATTACAACTAGCATAAAAACTAGGTGTTGAACTAGGTCTTCCAGAATATGTATGTGCTTGAAACACATGAGAAGTTGATGCAGAATAACCTATATCGCTACTTCTAGTCACATCTATTTCAACTTTTGTTATATTCTTGCCTTTCACTTCAGCAAATTGTGAACCATAGAACCAATAACCATTACAATCGCCATAACCCCAATCACCTTGTCTACATTTTCCTCTACCTTCCCAGTTATTGTATTTTGAACTTCTATAAGTGTCTGCATATTTTGGTTTAAATGTTTCAAATCTAGTTGTTGTTGGGTTGACAGTAGTTGTATTTGAACCGCTATCTTTTGAAGATGCAAAAGTAACTCCAGTAGAAATTATTTGTCCATTACCACTTGTAAATGTATTATTTCCTCCACCTGCTTGTTGTCCTGGATATAACACAATTTTTGCTCCTGTACCAGCATTCCACGAATTTCCAGTCGAAAGACCAGAAGATGATTGACAATACAATTCAGTCATCGAATAAGTTCTACAATTATATTTACAACCTACAAATGATATATTTTCCATATACACTTTTGATTTTTGAGTTGCTCCAACTCCTACAGAATTGGAATTTACACTGTCGCCATAAACTTTTAAGTTATATAGATTTACGTTAGGGCAATCAGAAAATATAGTAGTATAATAATAACTTCCCACATTATAACTAGTATAAGGCATTATAGAACCCATCGTAGTGTCTGTGGTACTATTACCCCCATAAATACTGTATTTGGCATTATTATATATACTTCGTATAGTTCCTTTTATTGTGTTACCACATAGAAATATATTGACTAGTCCATTTGCATGTCTTCTCAACTCAAGATTTTCTGTTGTATTTGAAGTTAGATAGATTTCTACTGTAAAACCATTAAGATTCAACGGTAAATCATCTAAATATTGTGAAATTGTTTCTCCACTTGATACATAGATAGTTTTATTTTCAGAAAGCGCAGGTGGAATATCTGCTGATATCAAAGTATCTACATTTAAAGAATCACATGTAAAATTACCTCTTACATTTAGATCCAAAATATCTAATTCACCTTCATCAGTAATTTTCCAACCAGAACCTTCCATTAATCCGTTGATTAATATTTTCTTAGCTGACAATTGAATGTTAGAAGATGCTATTGCTTGTATTAAGCTATCAGTCAAAGTTATGCTTGAACTTGTAGAGCCTTTTTGCACTATCCATTCAAATTTTTCACTTGTTTGGTTAGCTATAGATATTGCAGTTTCTGCTTTATTATTAGCCTCCCAACTACTTAGATATACAGGAGTAGTAAAAGCTATCGAATTATCTGTATAAGTAATTTTATTAACTTGCCATAAATATTTATCTGTCTGATAAGCTGGAATATATGTTGTCCATCCTGTAGATGAAGTACTTGGAGCTGATGTTTTACTATAGTGTACATAGTATAATATCTGCACTTGTTTTACACCAATACCTTCACTACCTTGGTCACCCTTAATTTTAGCCCAAGTATAACTACCTACATCATGTGAATCACTTGGATTAAAATCTGTATAAGTTCCGATATAAGTACCTACAGTTTCACCGTTATAGGATGTAAAAGTTTGGCCACCGTCATTAGAATATTTAATGTGTAGATAGCTTGTTTTTCCATCTGTCCCAACTCCAGGTATTCCTCGTTCTCCCTTTTCACCTTGTAAACCTTGGAATCTATACCAAGTATATTTATTAGGATCGGTGCTATCTGAAGGGTCAAAGTCCACGTAAGTTCCTATATAAATATTAGGTGTTTCTGACATTTGGTCAGATGAAGTAGGGTTAGATACACTAGAATATTTTATATGGAAATAAGATGTTCTCCCATCTCCGTCTTTACCAGGAACTCCCTGTTCTCCCTTTTCACCTTGTAAACCTTGAAGTCCTCGTTCACCTTTATCCCCTTTAGCCCCAGTAATACATACAGGGTTGCCATAAGTTTTATCTCCTTTATTTGTTACATACACATCTCTTAACCATATGTACTTACCCGATTGTGGGGCAGGGGCAGTTGTAGACCAAGCACCTCCAGTTGCAGAAGTATTACTGTCAGATAAATAGAATTCGTTATAAGTTTCTTTTATAGAGCCATCTACTACAGTACTAGTGCTTGTTACAGTGGACTTAATACCATCCACTGTTTGTTTTAATTGGGATGCTTTTGTAATAGCAGCCTCTGCTTTTGAATTAGCGTCATTGGCTACCCCTTCTATAGTACCAACATTTGTCTCAATTCCATTTACAGTTTGAGATAATGTTGAATATAGAACTTTTAATTTAACTTTATTCCCTTCGGCATCTTCTACAAATCCATCAGCAACTAAAGATTCAATTTTCCCATTTTGTTCATCTACTATAAGTTTTGTCTGACGTATTTCTGGAATTTTTTCCCCATCTATATATAAAACTCCATCTTCATCTAAATATAAAGTCGTTTTTTCTCCATTATTCGTAAGAATATTTACTATGCTTTTTATATCTGCATCTAATTTACTGTCACTTACAGCTTTAATTTGTTCTTTCAGATTAGTCTGTCTTTCATTTTCTAGTATTCTTTTGACTTCATTATAATTTTCTGAATAAGTGGCATGCGCCTTTTCTAAATCATATTTGTCATCTTGTGTTATTTTTCTATTTGTTATTACTCTTTCAAGTAAAGAAACAAGTTCATCATAACTAGAGGAGAAATTATCATGCTCTCTAGTTATAGTCTCTATATTGCTCATAATAATCCCTCCTATAATTTCTTAGGTCTAGCACAGAATAGTATCTTATCTGTTTTGTTTTCTGTTATCAATCTTGTCTTCACACCGTTTTCACATTGAGTAGATTCTATTGTATATACCGAACCACCATCTTCTGTTTTTTTAATAACAATAGCTGCATGTGAGCAATTCATATAACGACCGTTTTCTTTGTTATCTCTATCCCAAAATACAATGTCTCCAGGCTCTAAATTGCTGAAATTTATTATATCTACATCATGTAAAACCCAACCGTTCTTAACACAATATTCAGCTTGCTCTGCTGCAGTACGAGGGAATGTAAACGCCCAACTATAAGCAGTATTACGTTTTAGACTTGTCATCTTGTGGTTAGCATAAGGGGAATGGTCATAATCTAATCCCATATATGCAAATTTTGTTAGTGTACTACAGTCTATTTGTGCCTTTTTTCTGCTCGAATCGTACCATTTATCTAGATATTTAGCTGGATTCGAATATGATGCGGGTGTTTTTACTGCTGTTGTAGAATATTGTCCCCTGTATTCAAGTCCCGTTTGATTAAGGTATGTTTTTGCTATTTCTGCTACCTTTTCTCCACCTTTAAAAGTATAAGGGTCTGCATATCCTTCGCCCTTGTCTACTGACACAGAGCCGTAATATTTATAATCTATTGAACTATTTACATTGGCCATTATTGTGATTTTATATCCAGTGTTAGGTTTTGGTACTAGTTGCCCAGCAATACAATCTACGCCCTCAAGATAGCAAATTTTACTTTGTGAGTAACTTATTTCATCTGCAGTAGTAAATATCATTCTAGCGTAAAAACTTTTATCTACATCACTTTGCAGTTTAAATGTAAGTGATTTTATTGTCATTTTAGGCCAAGTGTAAGTTTTTGTGCTTTCTAATACGATATCTATAACTTTACCTTCACGTTTCGATGCATTGCTATCGTCATCGTTCCCACCGCCAGTGCTACCACTATCATCTTTCTTTTTATAGCCGATAGGGGTAGCTAGTAATTTTTCTTTTATTGCATCATAAAAAACACCGATGCTAGTATCATCCTTAAAAGAATAACCGTCATTGGTGTAATTTGAGTTTAATACACTTGTATAAGTTTCTAATTTACTAGAAATATCTAATAAAAATACATTTTCTTCATTGTCACAGAATGTTTTAATTTCAGTGTTAAATGCATCTATAGAAGTATTTACAGTTGTATAATCTGCATAAGCAGTTCCAACATGTAATTCCTTTAATATGAAAATCGGTGTATTTCTATATTTTGTTTTTAAGATATTTGTAAGAGTTTTAATTCCTGTTATACCTTTTTCTGTTAGATCATTCAATCCAAAATGAACAAGTGCATAAGGTGATGAACTTGGATAAACTTTATCATCATCTTCAAATAGCCCCTCTACTTTATTTGACAAATTATTGTTGTCATCATAAAAATCATATGCATTTGCTTTTCTAACAGCTTTTATATACACTTCATTCATATCTGTCTTGTCGATAATAGGAGTGTCCTCCACATTATTGTTATCAGCTTCGACAAGGTCATAAGGTCGTAAACAGAATCCATATTTATAGATATCATTGTATACTGGCATATACCTTATAGCCTTTGGCCAATAATCCCACTTTCTAGCATGAGCTACCATATGTGTTCCGTTTTCTTTACCGCAGTAAATTAACGTATGATGTGTAAAGTTCTTTGCCATAGCTTTCGCTCTAGTTAATGTTGTAGGACATTCATTATTGCACATCATTATAATATCTCCAGCTTTCATATTTTCTATAGATGTTTTAGTGATTTTAAACATTTTATACCCATCTTTAGCCGTTGCATATTTAACCAATGTACCATATGCACAATATGAATCACTATGAAATATACTTTTTAGTCCAGCTTCACCATAGCAACAAGTAACCATAGAACTGCAGTCATAGCAAATCGGATTCTTAATGCCATAGAATGTCCCACTACGTTTATTTGGTTTCTTGAAGTTCCATGTTCTGTATGATTGGTCATACGTAGCCAATTTGTCGGTGTGTTGTTGTACTATAGCTTTTGCAGTGTCAACTATTATTTGTCTTGTATCACTTGAACTTGCTTTGCCTGTTCCTTTTGGAGTAGATACACCTACTCCATATCCTAGCTTATTTCCTTGTGCATCTTTGTAGTAAGGTAATTGACCATCTACTACTTTGTACCAACATAGATATAGCTCTACGTTGTTCGGTGTTCCTAATCCTTTTTGGTCTTTAAGTGTTTGTCTGTAAGCTGCAAAATCAAATTTTAGGCTATCTAATTCCTCATAAACTTTCAATTTTGTTTGATTCGATTGAGAACTTAAATAGTAAGAATCAACAAATGTATATCCGTATTTATCGCACACATATTTTGATACTATCCAGTTAAGTGAACCTTGTCCCATGTTATTAGCTACTAATCCAGCAAATATGTTTCCGTGTGCATAATCTATGCATTGTCTCAATTCCCAACAGCCGAATCTTATTTGATTTAAGATATTTCTATCGACTGTAATTCCACTTAAAGTAGCATTCCCTCCTTTGTATGGAGTCATGTTGGAATAAGATGGAAGGAATGTTTTAGTTGTGCCATCTATATATTTTATGGTTTGAGCTTTATTCCCCCACTCTTTGAAGTACGTACTTCTTTCACATTGCATAAGGCCGTAGCCACCATTACTACCAGTAGTACTGTAAGGGTCACCCCTAGATTCTCCCATTATAACTGCATATACTAAGTTGGGGTCTAATCCAAATTTTCTAGCATAATATTCAACTATAAGATATAACTTATATTTATTTCCTGTAGATGATAAATTATTAAGATTTGCTTTATTTTGGTATTTGCTTATGTCATATTTTTCATATAGTGCTAATGCTTCTGCATATTCGTCATTAGCTGGGTCTGTAGTTGAAACTGTATTAGATTTTTTTATTTGATAAAATCTATCATCACCAAGCCATACACCATTTTTATAATCAGTTATATAAATAGGGTCGCCATCATCACCTTCATCAGGCGGAGTTGGTTTAGGATTAATAATATTGCTAATTTCATCAAATATTTTATCAATTTCTTCTTTTTCTACTCCCATTTTTTCAAGATATTCTCTTATTTTTGCAATATCCTCGTCGGTTAAGTCCCCTACACCTATACCGCCAAGAAATTCAATTATTTCTTTTATTAAATCATCACTTTTTGTAAGATTTTTTATTTTACTTTTTACTTCTTTATAATTTGCTAATGTACATTTACTTTTTTTTGCCCAATCGGTAAATGATATTTCTAATTCTGTTACCCTAGCTTGTAAATGTAATGGTTTTACATAATCATTATCTATAACATAAACTGTATCACCTATATCAATGTCATCAGAAAAATAAATTATATTTGTTTCATAGTCAAGTTGAGGTTCTTTTCTTCGTTGTAACTCTTTCCATGTTTCATTTAGAAGGTCTGCTTGGTTGCTAGCATCACATTCATAAACGCCCATTATGTAACTTCCATCATCGTTGTGAAAATACATATGAGCTTCTTCATCTGAAACAAAATCTTGATTAAGAGGTTTATCAGCTGGATTTCCGTTAGCTGTTAACCATTCAACATTTCTAAAATCAATTCCGTTTTGGCCATATCCAATTAAAGCACTACAAAATTCAGATAAATCTTCTTTTTTCTTAACGTTATCTACGTTTTCTGAATACTCAAATCTTTCATGTGTAACTTTTCCTCTTTGTCTATAGACATTTATATATTGTTTATAGACTTTATTGTTTTTTATTTCCACCGTAAACTCTATTTCTATATTGTAATTTTCAAGATTATCTTGTATTACAGTATAAATAGGTGTTGGCTTTTCAATATTAATACTTCTAAATTCATTGATTTGAGGATCTACATATCCAAGTTCAAAACTTGAATCTTGTAAAATCAAATTAAAAAATGTAGTTACGTCACCTTGTAAAATACTTTTTCTAACAACTTTATTTAAAAGTTCAAGTCCAATGGTTTCGCAATAACAAGTTTTCTTGATTAGACCATCAGAATGTTCGCTTGATGTATTTATTGTTTGAAATAATTTTGTTTTATTTTTATATTTAAAAGCAATAAAACAGCCCTTTTGTAAACTCGAAGTTCTGCTATTTGTCACTGTAGAAAATTCAAAACTTTCTGCTCCTGTATTTAAATAAATTTTATAAATATCATCAAAAAAAGGACTATTTGGATTAGCCCCGTTATTAGATAGCACGTCTATTATTTTTTTATTTCTATTTAGAATATATATTTCAGTAACTAATTCCAACTAATCCAACCACCTTTCATTAAAAATTATAGAACTTGTAATATCTGCATCACTTGAAATTTTTAAATTGTATTCGCCTGGGAGGATTTCAAAGAAATTACTGCCTATATCAACATGTTCCATGTTTTTTACATTATTTATATAAACCTCATTGTTAGCAAAATCTACTTTTAATGTATCGCCTTGCTTAAATATAGTAGTATCAATATTTTCATCTTCTCCATCTTCATTTAGTTTTTCTATAACTAATCTATTAAAAGTCATAGTATCAACAACTTTTTTATCAGCATATTTCCCAAAGAAGATAACAATATGATTTAAATCACCAAGAGGAAATTTGTCACTCTTCATTCTTTCACTTGGCAATGTTTTTACTATTTCTCCAGCTTCATTGTATTTTACTACTTCTGCATACCACTCGTTATTTTCTCGTCTTACTGTAAAATGGCCTTTAAACTCGTTCCAATTACCTGTTTTACCACTTCGAGGGGTTTTTTTCGTAACAGTTAAACTGTCATCAGAACCACTTGTTGTAATTATTGGGTCAATCTTAGGTATATTAAATTCTGAATCCTTTAAAAACTCTACATTTCCAATTTGCACAAGTGGATAAGTAGCTTCGAAGTATTCATTTTCGTCACAAATCATAACTTTGAAAAGTTTATTACCTTTTTGATCTAATCCATAACATTCTACAATACCCATTTTATCTTCTGCAGTATCAACTTCTTTATCCGTTTCTATCTGAACTTTATCCCCTTCTATAATGTAATCGGTGTAAACATATCCGGTTTGCCCTTTATAAGTTGCTTTCGTATACTTTCCTTGTTTACTATTTGGGTATACAACAATACAAGTACCTTTCGGAATTGTAGCTAAAAGTTTTGCTTTTTTGCTTCCAGTTGCTCTTAAAGATACTGATTGCTTTGTGTAATAATTTGCTGTTGTTACTGTAACTTTTTTCAAACCGGTTGAAATTTTTATCCATCCAGTTTGACTACTATATGTAGTTTTTATCCATCCATTTACAATTTCATCTGCAGTTAAATAAACACCTTTTTTTATACTTAGCAATGTTTTACTGCTAGAAAGTCTTTTTTCCTTTAGTTTTACAGTAGTAGATGTTACTTTGTATTTAGTCTTTTCTGTTACATTAGTAGAGCCAAACTCGTTATATTCAAGTTTACCTGTACTGTCATGATAAAAATACATACTACATTCGAAATCAGTAACATTAGAAGGTAAATTATATCTTAATGCAGGCCCATGCCAATCGTCCCCACTGCCATAATCAGCCGCCTGTATACACCAACTAGAGCCACCATCATTTGGTTGAATAGTACCAGTTATAGTTCTTTTAGCATCAACTTCCCCTGTTACTGATACAAATTTTTCTGTAGTTTCACAAGGTTCATCAACAATAGTAGAATTTTTTTCTTTCTTTTCGTTAACTAAACTAGGATATTCACCAACAAGTATTGCTTTTCCGTCTTGACCATCTATTTGGCAATATGTTGCTTCACCGTTGAAATCAACTTCTACTATAGCAGGAGTGCTTGTATTTCCTTCGTTTGTAACAGTTATCTTTTTTCCACCATTGAAAATCTTTGCATCACTGTTGTGCGAAAAAGGTATTGGGCATATAAATGATGTTTTTATTCTTCGCATACCTTTAGTAATTTTTTCTTTTGAAAACTTGCCGTCAGGAATTGCTAGATAAACTCTTTCATTGTCATCTATAACAAGTTCTTTTTCCTCAGAAACATCAAATATAGATGATAAAGTATCAATAATATCTTTACAATCTTCTTCTGTATCTGATTTTATATCAAAAGTAATCGTTATTTCTTTATAATCATATTTTGAATTTTGATAATATCGTCCGTTTTTAGATGGAGGATCTAAAAAGTTATTTACTCTTTCTGACATCAAAGTTGTATCTATCGAAATAACTTTGACAAACATTTCTAAATCAATGTTATTAAACTTAAACACTTGTTATTCCCTCCAATCTATTTAATCTTTTTTCATCTCGTTTATTTTTTTCATCGATAGGTTTTGCAATTATATCTACAACTTTTACTTTATCCATGTTAGCTTGGACTTGTATAGGTCTATCACTTATATCTCCTATAGTTTCTTTCAAGGTTTCACCTAATGAATTAGCGATTTCTTTTACTGTATTATTGCTTACACTATTTATAATTCTAAGATTACTATTATTACTAGCTTCTAATGAAAACTTAGTTGTTTCAGATTGAACAGCCATTTTCATTGCATTTTGCATTTCAGCAGTTACATTTTTAGCTGCTTCATATACTTGTTTTGATTTGTTTTTTAAACCGTTAATTAAACCTTCGTCCATGAATTCACCATATTCTGTAGTAACTCTTGAAGGAGAATTTATTTTAGCAGTCTTTTTCATTTCTGCATTAACTTGATTAACAAGACTCCTTGCCGCACTAACTGCTCTTGATGTACCACTTTGAATACCTTGAGTAACACCGTTAGCCATTTGTTGACCGATTTCTCTTGATTGAGTTCTAGCAACATTTTTCATGCTTATCATTTGTCTTGTAAAGTTATTTCTTGCTTCTCTTGATTGAGTAGTTATAACTCTTTTCATTGATATCATTTGAGATGTAACAGCATTTCTAGCAAGTGTAATCTGTGTTCTAGATACATTTCTAATTGATATCATTTGAGATGTAAGTTTATTCCTAGCCTCTGAAACTTGAGTTGATATAACATTCTTCATGCTTATCATTTGTGATGTAACAACATTTCTAGCATTTGTAATTTGATTACGTATTATATTACTAATAGATAGAAATTGGTTTCTTACTATATTAGATACATTTAAGCATTGATTTCTAGCTACGTTTGATATACTTACAAATTGATTTCTTGCTATATTTGCACATCCAACTAAACTAGTTCTTAAATTATTTTGTAATGATGTAAATGCTTGAGAAATTGAATTTGAAACACTTTGTACTGTTGTCTGTAAAGCTGTTAATTGTGTTTGTAATGCTTTTATTTCATCTGTGTTCATACTAGAAAGTTTAGAATTTATTTTGTTACTATTAGAATCTTTGCTAGTATTAAGAGGTTTTTCATTACCAGTCTTTTCATCAGCATAAGATTCCCCTGTAAACCAATTTACTAAACCTTGTATTATACCGGTACCACCTTTGCTAAAATCAGGTTTAGAACTAGTAATCCAACTTGTTATTGCTTGCCAAAGTTCTGATGCTCTACCAGTAAATCTGTCAGTTAAGTTTTCAATAAAACTATCAATAAAAATATCTGCAAAGCTACCAGTTAAAGATTTTATTTGTTCACTTCCTTCTACCCAGGAATTCATTGCTGAAGCAACTGCATCTAAAGCATCATGTATATTGTCTGAATTGTTTTTTATTCCGTCTCTTAAAGCATCTAAAATTACTCTACCAGCTTCTTCAACTTCTGGAGCAACATCTTTTACAAATTCTGAAATTTGTTTAATAGCACTTGAAATACCTTCTCTTATATCGCCTTTACTATTTATAATTCCTTGACAAATTTGATGTATAATTTCTTTGCCGATAGCTAATACTCTACTTAATCCGCCTTGAGTTATAAAAGTATTAATTCCACTAAAAGCTTGTTGAATCGCTCCTGATATATCTGCATTTCTTATATATCCAAGCATATTATCCAATGCCTTTTTAAAATTTTCAAATGTATATAAGACCTGACCATCTTCTGTAGTACCTTCTTTATTTCCACTTCTCCAAACACTGAAAAATTCAGCTAATTTTTCAGAAGTAGATTGAATAGCTGGTTTTAAAAATTCAAATCCTTGTATCGCAACATCTTGTAAAGCAGATGATAAAATTAATAATTTATTTTTAGTTGTTTCATCCATAGCTTGCGCCATTTTTTCAGATAATCCAGTCACTAAATTTAAATTATCACAATATAATTTGAATTGTTCGTCAGATAAACCACATATTTCATTTATTTCATCTAGGGAATCAGATAAACCTAAGTTTGTTAAAATTTGTTCTCTAGTTGATTTATCCATATCTCCAAATTTTTCTCTTAATTGAGTTAAATTTGCAATTAAATCTATTTGGCCAGTAGAAGCACTTTTAGCAGACATGCCATACTCTTTTAACACTTGATTAGCTTCCTTAAGTGACATATCTGGATTTAACTTATCTATTATTTCTTGTTTAGAAACAACATCTTTTAAACCTTTAGCATTGTCTACTATTCCTTTTGTATTCTCATTGATCATGTCACAAGTAGCACTATAGTCAAAAGCGTCATCATTAATTTCTTTATAAGTTAGTCCCAGTTCTTTAAATTGCTTTTTCTGAGCATTTGTGGGATTTCTCATTGCATCTAATACACCAAACAAGTCTTCAACATTTTTTGATGTTACTTTTGCATCAGACCCTAATACTTGTAAAGCTAAAGCCATATCCTGTGTAGTCATGTTAAATGCAGCACCTAGATATTCTGTTTGACTTAAAACTTCTTTTAAGTTATTTATTCTTTTACTACATTCTTTTCCAGTAACTCCTGCTTCTCCTAAATTTTGATTCCAATAAGAAACCGTTTGAGTAGAGTTTTGTACACTATCAGTTAAACTATCATATGCATCATCTGTAGCATTAACAATTGATAGTAAACCTGTCATACCTGTTTTACCAGCTAAATCTTTACATGCAGCTGCTTGTTCAACTAAAGGTAATGATTTTAAACTACTTCTTAAATTTCTTAATGTTTTATCTAAGTCAACTGAACCATCTTTTGCAGTAATAAGTTCTATTCCGTATTTTTCCATGGCCTTTGCTACAGTATCGGTAGGTGCACTTAAATTTGCCAATAGTGTTCTCATTGCAGTACCTGCACGACTTCCCTTTACTGATGAATTCGCCATAAGGCCGATAGCAACTGATAAATCATCCATAGAAACGCCCAATGTCCCAGCTACTGAACCGGCATACTTCATTGTTTCCAATTTTTGTGATTAACCATAGGCTCTTTATCCTATGCTCTATATGTTTCCATATAGTTTAGACTATATCTTTCATTATTCAATCTTGAATAAATCACTCCTGTTCGTGGATATTTCACCATGCAAAACTGTTTAGGTTACTTTATCTAGTCGTTACACCTTACTTACATTTCTGTAAAGTCTTGGCTCGGTATTAACATATTGAATATTAATAATCAATACTCAACTTAGCCTTCACCGAATTAAAGAGTTTTTACATGGGCAAAACGTCTACCCATTAATTCAACAGTTGTATTACTACGAGTAATAGTTGCTGCCATATAATCTACGAAATTTGATGCTTGAGATGCAGACATGTTCATTGCAGTTAAACCATCCATTATCTTATATCTAGGCTCTTTATCCTAGAACTCTTATTTTCATAAGAGGATGGGACTATATCATCACCTTCAACTTTACTTGTTAAGGTGTTCGGCGCTCGTGGGAGAAATTATTATTCGCCTATTCATTCTCCTAGTCTCTGAACCTTCCATGTACTTTTATGGCTTTCCATGGCTTGGTTGCTGATTAGCATATTAATTATTAATTTGTAGTATCAATATTAACTTAGCTTTCCAGCAATTCACCGAATGTTTTTTGAATAGTATTTCTACTAAACCGACCAATTTTTTAGTCACGATATCACTGGCAGTGCCGAGTTCAGTGGCACCGATGGTAGTTAAATTTAAAACATCTTGTATTGACGCAAGAGACTCTTGTAATGAAAATCCTGCCATACCCATATAGCTAAAAGCTTCACTCACCTGTACACTGGTGTACCTAGTGGTTGCTCCGTATTGCCTAGTTGTTTCTGTTAAGACTTCAATATCTTTTCCAGTAACACCCATAATTGCTGATACACGAGCCATTGAACTTTCAAATTCAATAGCATCTGCCATTAAGGAACTGAAATCAAAATTAAAATCTGTAACTTGACTAAAACAATCTAAAATAGTATTTGTTGCATTTTGAACTATATCTACAACAGGCTGTAATTTTTCAGATATATTTTGCAAGTTTTCAAAGAAATTCTGTTTACTAGCATCATATAGTTTTGAAAAAGCAGTTATCATTGTAGTTACTGCTGCAACAACTCCAGCCGCAACTGGTCCAACAATTCCACTTAAAGCTTTAAAGGTATTTGAAAATGTTCCAACAATAGAACTCATTTCTCCAAATACTTTGCCAACACCACCTAAATCAGCAAAGGCATTTTTAAGTTCATTTAACTGACCTTCAACTTGGTCAGATTTTAATTCAACTTCTATAACAACTTTTCCATCTGCTGCCATACCCTCACCTCCTTTTTAGGCATAAAAAAAGAACACCGAAGTGTTCTGCAAATTAATTAATCTATTAAATCATAATAAGATTCAGACTTTTTAAGATAAGTATTATATTCATCTAAACAATGGCGATAACTTGTATCAAATTTATCTACTCTTTTACTTTGAAAATAAACATAATCGTTATATGCTTTCATAGATTTATTTAAATAATCAAAAGTTATAGCAAAATTATTTTGTTCATCTTTATAACTTTCTTTTAGATTAAGATTTCTTATTTCATTACTTAATCCTTTTGTATTATTAAATATTTTTTTTGATATCTTCCCGCTTATACCACTGTTTATTAACTCTATACTATCATCATAAAGTTTATGATATTTTGAAAAAAGTTTTAATGTTTCACTATCACTTAATACTTGATTTTCTTCAATATTAGAATTTTCTATAGCAACACTGCTTTTTTTATTAGTTATTGCACTAATTGCAGCAATTATTATAGCAATACTTAAAAAAGCTATTATTACAATAAAAATGTTTTTCATATTGGACCCCGAGTTTCTTCTCATACTATACTCCCCCCTATAATAATATTATAGTACAAAAACATAACTATTGTCTTAATAATTCTCTAGGATCTTCACCTTTCAATAGCATTTCTGTTATTAATGCTTGTTTTTCCTTTTCCTCTAATGACTGAGGTAAAGCATAAAGTTTTTTCATTTTTCTATAGAAATTCTTTTGCTGTTTATCTTGTATCTCAGATAAATCAATACTTCTATATTCTAATATTTTTATGAATTTACAATCACTTGATAAAGAATTAAATAATGCTTTAAATTTCCACCAGTGTAATCCTTCAATATCTTGTAAATCAATGTGATAATCATGCATAAATGCACTATAAATGTAAAAATCATCATGTTCAAAGCTATAGATAATTTCATTTTTACTAGAGTTTTCGCTCTTTTCTGAATCTTCGTTAGTACTAATAATTTTTTTCCCACACTTATAAAATAATAACATTTCTTCAACAAATTGATTAATATTATTATTATTAATATATTTAATTGTATCTATTTCATAACCATAATATAGTTGTAGAGCCTCATCTGATTTTTCTTTTTCACTAATATTATTATTTAACATTAACTGTTCAAATAAAATAGAAGTGCGAAAATCCCAGTTAATTGGATATCGCACTCCTTCTATTTCAACTTCAATAGGTAAAAAATCGGTTAAAATACTTATACTCATTAGTTATATTTTTTCTTATTTCTTTCAATAGCTCTACGTTGTTGTCTATTAAGAGAAATTTCTTCCTCTCCGAATACTTCTTCAGAAATAGTAGTAACAGATTTTAATTCTGTTGCAAGTGCTTTATCTTGTTCTAATTTAGCTTTTGTTAATTCCTTTATAGCTGTAGTACATTTCATTAAATTGCATTTACCTGAAAAAATATCATAAGTTTTTTCCTCACCGAACAATTCTTCAAACAAGCCAATTATGCTTTCACAATATTTTCTAGCACTTTCAATAGGAAAATCTTTATCATCTTTAGCTACTTCTGATATTTTATTGTTTGTTTCTGAAAAAACTGATTCAAAAAATTCTTTTTCATCTAAATCTAAAAAATCAAATTCTAATTCCACACCTAATATATTAAATTTTGTATAATCGTTCATATTTTAACCTCCCTAATTTTAATTAATTTACAGTATTTTCTTTAGCAGTATTACTTTGAGTTGCTGCTTGAGTTGCTGTAAAAGTTTTTGTTGAAACATTAAAAGTACCTTGAACAACTTTTCCTATAGCATTTAAACTTCCTTCAACTTTTATTTTTTCGCCACCATCACCACTAAATTTAGAAACTTCGTTTGAAACTCTAAATTTTCTTGCTTGATAAGTTCCTTCACTTCCTGATACAGGATCATACATATCTACACGAACAAAATCTCTTTCTGCAGCTGTTCCAACTTCGTGATTTCTACCAGTTGACCATAAATTTTTTATTCCTTTTTCATCTGGTATCATTTCAGAAACATATGGAAATTTTGTTTCATATTTTGTTACAGAAGTAGAAGATGTTTCATCATTTATATAACAAGTTGTATCAGTTTGTGCTCCAGGTTCTTCATCTAAACTTTCAAACCCATATCCTAGTAAAACATATTCTTCTGCTTCACTAGTACCTACATTTAAGTAGTCTGCAACATCTTTTCTCATTAATGCCATAATATTAACCTCCTTCTATACAATCCTTTTTTTATATACTAGTTTCATTTGAATAACATAGATTGCTTTATTCGCACTCATTTGCTCGACATATCCATGTGTTAATACTTTTATTTCTTCAGCTATAAGTGGATAATTTAACTCTGGTAAAATTCCTTCATTATTTTGAGTTTCTACCCACTCTGCTAATTTTTCATAAAAACTAATATTTTTTTCATTGTTATATGCTTCAACACTTTCTCTGCTAGTAAAATCAAAAATTAATTGCCTTTCAGTAGAACCATCAACATAAGTTTTTAAAATAGTTTCTGAAGGCGAACCATCGACTGAATAAGTGCCTATTTCATCACCTATATAATCAGCAGAAATAGGAGATTTATCGTCTATTAGAGGGCATTTTAAGAAAAAATCTATTATTTTATCTGTAATAGTTCTGTTTTCTATTTTATCTAAACTAATTGTCATTTACTTGCTTTCCCTCCTATTGTATTTGCAATTTCATTTACTATTGCATCTCCTTCATTAACCCACATACGATTTATCCATTGTTTACCCCTTTTACCGCCACGATTTAAACCTTCTCTACCCATACCTCTGTTAGTATAGTAGTTAATAGCAGCATATGACTTTGTACCCCCATGATAACTAGCATATACAATACTTTTTTTGTTTTCTTGAGCAGTATTTTTTAAATCTCCTGATAAATAAGGTACGTATGGGTCGGCTTTTGTTCTTACTAGGTTTACGAGTTGTTTTTGCGCTCTATTTATTTTACTTTGATTTACAATTTTGTCATAGTCTATATTAACAGTAACTTTTGCTTTTAAAGTTGCCATTTTACTCACATCCTAGTTCAAAGTGTTTTGTTAATTCACACTTAGTAACATTGATGATTTTAACTACATCATCATAGTTTTTTTGAATATCATTAAACTCTTGAGAATTTGTAATTTCAATGTCATGTATTCCTTTTAAGAGAATATCTTCTCCTTCGTTGAATGTATAATAATTACTTTTATCTTCAAGTTTACTAAATTCTTTAGGACCTATGTAAGTTTTACCTTCATAAGTCCCATAATTTACAAAAACTAATATTTTATTATCTATATCCGCAGATGAACCGGTTGTCTTTAAAAATTTAACTCCTGTAGCTTGTTGCCAATCGATACCCGTTAAATAAGTTCGGTGATAAATGGGTTTTCGATTTTCATCTAAAGATATATTGAATAAAGTTGCACTGTCTTCGTTATATCCGAACACATTTACCACCTAACCTCTCAATTTAACTACTGCTACAGGTAAAAGTTCCTTGATCTCGTTAGTTATATCATAAGCACCGCTAGAACTAACACTTTCATCAAATGTAGTTTTCTTATTTCCTTGAGAAATTGATTTGACACCTCTCACACTTGAATAATTAACTGCATTAGAAATTAAAAGAAACAGAGCAGGTTGATACTCTGTTTCTAATTGTTCAGCTGTTATAGTTCTATTAAGTCTATTCTTAAAATAAAGTAATAGCTTTTGAGTAGCAAGTTGTTTATGAATGACTAAACTTGATTCGCTTTCGTTAGGAAACTTTTCTTGTAATATTAAATCCAAGTTAGTCATTTAAAACAACTCCTATCCTTTAGAAATTATTCTCTAGAAATTACAATTAAAAAATTACCCTCTAGAAATTATCCTAGCTATAGGAATTGCTTTATGGTTGATATATTTTTTGCTTGAACCATCCATATTACTTACTAATTCCCAGTTAACTCCTTTTTCTAACTCGGCAGTAGTTGGTGATTCAGATGCCATAGATGATTTTGTAAAGCTTATACCATATGGTGCAAAACATTTTCTTTGTCTACTATATAAGGTATCTTGTCCACCATTTTTAGATGGATTTCTATCAGTTTCACTTGGAACTCTTACACCTGCATCTGTGTATTCTATAGCACCTTCACCTAAAACATATGTAGTATAAGAAGTATATGCAGGTAATTTTACTACATAATCATCATTAGCAGGAGTATATCCAGCAACAGTTGGAGTTACTTCAGCTTTATTTATTTGGGCTCCAGTAGCACTACTTGCAACTACTTTTAATGCACCTTCAACAGTTGAATCAACTTTCATATATTGTTCTGCTACTTCTTCAGTAGGCATTGAGTCGTCAATCACCACTAATCTACCATTTAATGTTGCTAATCCTAAATCTCTTTGAACACCGTTTTTATCAGTGTATTTTAAATAATTTAGTAAGTTTAAGTTTTCTAAATTAGTTGCTACAGCTGAATGCATTATAGCTAAAGAAAATTTAGATTTATTATCTCCTAATGCTCTTTGCATAGCAGTATTTAAAGTAGTTACGCCCATTGTATTTGCTTCTAACTCTTTAGTTATATCGGCAGTATGATTATCAACAAAAGGTTTATTTCCAGTACCAGTCATAGAGAAGATACCTTTTAATATTGATAAAATTGTATCTTGGTCTACTTCATCCCAGTAATCAACAACTTGTGCGGCTATATTTTCCATAAAATCTTCACCGCCAGTTATATCATAAGAGAAATCTCTTTCTGTCCATGCTTGAGATCTACCTACAACAACTCTTGAGTGCATATAAGTTTCTGTGTTTTGGGATGTTATATCAGTTTTACCATCATAATTTAAAGGAGTAGAACCACTTATTAAACCTTTAAGTGGAGTTACAACATAGTTTCCACCTACTTGGTCTGTCATTGCAGCTTTTAAATCATTTCTAGCTACTAAAGCTCTTGATTTTAATAATTCATTTTTTCTTAAGTTAGGCACTCTTTCAGTGTATTTATTAAATACTTCTGTATTAAATATTTTTTTATCAAATATACCAGGCATATAATTGCCCTCCCTTCTTATTCTTTATTAGCTGATGTTTGAACTCTAGACATTAAACTATCTATATTTACATCAGGATTTTCATTTGCTATTTTCATAGCCTCTTGCAAGGTAAGTGGTTTTTCTCCACTTCCTCCAGTACCTTCACCTTTTCCAGCACCAGGAGGATAATTATCTTGTTTTATATAAGTTTCTCTGTCTTTTTTAATTATGTTTTCTATTAAAGTATCGAATTTAGATAAATTATCATCAGATAATCTATCTTCTAATGAATCTGCAGTTAATAATTCAAGGATATCTGTATTCTTTTGATTTTCTTTTCTCCTTTTAGCAGTTTCATTAATTTTTTCTTGACGAGCAACTTTTTTATCCGCTTCTTGTTTTTCTCTTTCCATTTGAGCAACTTTTTCTTGTAAAGCAGCAATAACAGGATCTTCAATTTTATACAAATCAGGATATTTTTCTTCAATTACATCTCTGAATTGTTTTTCCCAAGTCCCTTTTTCTTTCATTGTTTTTATAACGGTATTTACATGTGTATCTTTTAAACTATCAAGATAAGCTATAAAATCAGCATTACTATCTGCTAATGTTTTAAAGTTTTCTAAAGTTAGTGCACTCGCTTTAATTTGCTTTTCAACATCAGTTCCTAACAATACTTCGTTTATGTTATCTTCATCGTCAAACTTTTCTACAAGTTTTAATAATTCACTTTTTTTCATATTAAATCTCCTTATCCCACTAACTCATAAATGAACCAGTGACATTTTTTAGTTTACCCTCGTTTCGGAGCATAAAAATAAGCCCTTTCGGACTTTTATTGTTCCTATTCAATTTTCAATTTATTCTCAAAGGTATAAACTATCAAGGAAAAATTTGTAAGCACCTTAAAATCTATTTTAGAAGGTCGAATTATGTAAACCTATCTTCTATTTCTTTTCCATTTAGTCTTTTTACTTATTCCTTGCATTCTTCTTACATAATTGCTAAAACTTTCTGACATCCAATCAAACGGAATCATGTAATTCACCTCCCCTGCTTTAGATAGTCCTAATAATTGTTTTATATCAAACATACTATTCCTTCTTTCTTTCTATCAATTCTGCTCTTTTTATATTCAATCTTACTACATAAACAATACTAAGTATTGATAGAACAATACTTGCTATCCAGTCTATAGCATTTGATAGATGTATATGAAGTATTGCTAATACTATTGAAAATATTGTGTATGCTAGAGCGTATACTCCTACAAAGGCATATATGCCTAAAAGGAAATCATAATCTTCTTTTCCATACTTATTTTTGCTCAACTTTGTAATTCTCCCATTTCTTATAAGCATCTATATACATTTCTTTTTTATCTCCGTTGTATGTACATTCATAGTACATTCCGTCAAATAAAGTTGTACTTAGTAATGCTTTATTATTTTGTAAAACTTTACAGCACCAAACCATAAATACATCATCTTTTGTTATTTGCTTGTTGTCTGATTTATCTAAATGATTATTAGTGTACTTTACAATTTCATCTTTACACCAATCTAAAAATTGTTGTTCGTTCATATTAAATCTCCTTATTTTCTTGTGAAAAATTTTTATATTAAATTATCTCCTGTATGTATTAATATATCATCCCATTCTTCTATTGTTGGTATTCCATATTTTTTACATATAGCATATTCTATTTGACATCCCCTTGCATTTTTCCAATCACCACCAAAATATGCAACATCTGCTTGTGAAAGTAATTGTATTGATTTACCTAAATAATAAACTGGTATATGTTTGTTAATTTCTCCAGGATAGTCTTGTAAAAACGAATCAATAATTTCTATATCGTCATCTAAACTCTTTTCTAAATTCATTTTTATAATGTTTCTAAATGCTAGTATTTCTTCATCTTTCCATCCTCTCATTGGTTGAGATATAAATACTTTTTTCATTAATATCCTCCTATTATCTTATAACTACAAAGTAACATTTACAGAAATTATGTTGCGGTATTAAATCATAAGCCTCTTCAGCGGTTAAAATAGTACCATGCATACTTTCACAATCATTGCATGTTCTTTCTTCTAAAACTGAACAATACATAAATTTTTTATCTCTATTACAATGAATAAAGATATCACTTGCTATTCTACTAAGCTCAGATATCAATATTCCTCTTGCTCTTTTTCTACTCATCTTTTGTCTTTGTGTTAGCCATGATGCAATATTATATAAATTCTTCTTATTATAAGCTATTTTCAATCTTTTTTTAGTTCGATTGTTTATTTTAGCCATATTGCTTTGTATTCTTTGCTTATACGTTTTACCTTCGTATTTTCTATTTAATATTTTCTGTTTTTCTTCATTGTCTACAAAATATCCAAAATACTCTACAATTTCTTCAAACATTTCATCAAAGAAGTTATCTATTAAATCTTCAAGCCATTCATCTTCGTTATTAAGCATTGATAGAACTGCTATAACAAGAAATCTTTCAGCGCTTTTGTAATCTTTTGATGTCTTTTCTATTTGGTAAGCAAAATTAGCAGTTTCCATCAACTCTCTAATCTGCTTATCTGTTTTATTCATCTTTTTAAGATATTTTTCAAGTTCCTGTTCGGCCTGATTATATGCTTTTTCCATGAAACTTTTAGTTTCTTCAGCACTTCTATTCTTCGATGTTTGCTTCTGTGTGTTGGTGTTTATCGCCATACAATTCACCTAAACTTTCATCTTCAAATTGCTGATTTTCTTCCATTTCTTTTTTGACTTGTTCCCCTTCTTGATGTGGATTGGTTATAAATCCAAATAAAGTTCTTGCTGTTTGATTAGAGATTACTCCATCTGGAACTTGACTAAGCATTTGAGCAGTAGAAAGATTATCTTGTGGTATATTTGGAGTGTAAATAATCTTAATTCTTTTATAATTAAAATCTCCTTCTTTCTTCATGCTTAAATACTCACATATAAATCTAATTCTATTTTTAAGTATATTTTTATGAGATTTTATCAATGTTGTACATTTATTTTCAAGAGAGATTAATCTACTTCTAAGAGTTATACCACTTAGATTAGATTGTAGTTTTTCATTGTGATTTATGTGACAGCCAATTTGATAAATTAAATCTATGTATCTATCAATTGTATTTTGTACAAAAGTATCATTTATATCTTTAATTAACCATTTAACTTTACCATCTTTTCCAACTTCTAAAATCCCTTTTGCTTTCATTTCTTCTAAATCTTCATCCTTTTCAAATTGACAATTTTCTAGAACCATATAAGCATTTCTAAAATCAGAAATTTCATTACCCATATCTGAGAGATTTGTTTCTAATGCATCTTGTAATCCAGCAATATCTCTTGCTAAGCTATCTTTATAATCTTCTGTACTTATAACACCTACAGAAACAGGTACTCGTTTAAATTTGTTATTGTCTTTACTTCTTATTTCTTCGAAATTGTCATTAAAATGATATATAAAATCTTTTGTATATACATCAATATATTTAGGCCTTGCAGATATTATTTTGCCATTTACTTCTACATCTTCTTCAAATTCAGCATCAAAGAAATGAACAAAGAATAAAGTTTCTCCATTATAATCTCTATAAGCATACCCTTCAGTTGGTTTTATAATTTTAGCTGAGAAATTACCGTCTGCATCTATGTAATATAATTCATATATTCTTGTAAATAAATTTAAATAATTCATTAAATGTGCATCGTGGTTTTCATCCCAATCATAAAAAATGTCTTTCATTTTTTCAATAAGTTGCATTTCTTCATCAGAAGTACTTTCATAAGTTACGGGATTTCCTACGGTATAGCTAGTTTCTTCTTTAACGAATTTCTTTATGAAATTAGTATTAATTTTTAAGTTAGATCTGGAGGTTATCATTTTATATTCTCTTAAAGCTTTACTTTCACCACAATAATATTCATATATTCGGTCATATTCCATTACTTTCGAAATATAATCCATGTATGAATACCTTACAAGATCTAAATTTTCAGGTATGTCTAAATTATTAAACACATTACCTATCTTGGCTAGATTAAAGACTAAACTATTAAGACTACTCATTTCCTCCCTCCTTTCCTATTTACATATTTATTTTTACTCTTACTTTTTTTAACTTCTATTAATTCTTCAATAAATTTGATATATTTTTCATCATTTGAAACTCTTGCATGACTTTTAAGCACATACAAGTTATTTGTTTTAGGTTTTCTTTTGTAAATTACATTTTTTATTACTATTTCTGCAATAGTTCTAGAATTTAAATGAGAGTGTCCATTTTCCCACTCTTTTTTCGTATTATATACAATAAATCCAATCTTTTTATTGCTTTTAACTTTCAATATAATAAATTCTTTATTTTGGTATATTTTTTCCGACTCGGTATAATTTGTCTTATTCCAGTTCGGTTTTTCTTTCATTAAACTTTCAGATTCCCATAACTCTTTAGGAACATCATAAACTTTTAAAACCTCATCAATAGGTTTATATTTTTTCATATTAAACACCTAGTTTTCGCCTATCCATAATTCTTATTATATTTTTTACTTCTATTTCAATTAACCTTCTAGATAACTCAGCTATTATATCTGGAGCATCATCATGAGGACTATAAGCTGTGCCTTGAAAGTCTAATATTTGTTGTGTAAAATCTTTATTATTGTTATTAAAAACTAATTGGCCATTGTTTACCTCTTCTATTATCGTTGAAATACGTTCATCTTTATTTTTTCTAGACATTTCATTAAGAATAATAATATTTCTACGTTTTAATTCATAATCTTTGTCAATCATTTCTGTAATAGTGGTAACATCGGCCCCTAAATATGTATTTTTTTCTATATATAGATGAGTTATATCTGTATATTCTTTTAAAAGGTCTATGACTGTTTGACAATACTGTTTATAACTCATTTTAGCTAATATCATTTTTCTTATATATTTAAAATCATTTTCTCCTAATGAACCTACAGCCATTGCAAAGAAGTCAGATCTTCTTGATTGTTCACCAGCAGGGTCCACACATAACATAGTTTTTAAGAATGTATGGTCCTCAATTTCTTCTTCTGCTTGAGTTCTTATAGCTTTGAACCATCTAACTCCTAGCGTGCTAGCATCATTCATTTTTTCTGACATAAATGATTTTCTATTAGTCCAATATTTAACTGCTATATCACTAAAGAAATCCCATTTTTCTTCCCATAGTAATGGATATTTCATTTCATCTATATGTTTTTCATAAAATTTTCTAGCCTGTATTTGAGGATCTTCTATTTTATCATCAAAATAAATTTTCTTACATTCAAGCCATAAATCACTTTCAAATATATCATCTATTGTTTGGCCATCTTCTAATAAAACAGCCCTATTAATAATAGTATGATAATCTCTATTTCTGCTAAGTTTACTTATTAAGCAATCAATGTGTAAAACTGTTCCTATACTTACAAACTTAGTTGCTGCTTTAACTTTTTTACCTTTTCTAAATACTGCAGTATCTCCAACTTCCTCTACTTCTTTACACCATCTATTCCATTTCTTTTCTCTAGCATCTTCAGTTATAACATCAACTTCGGATTGATAGTCATCGGCAATAACTACCGTGGGTCTTACACCTCCCCAGTTAGCACCACGGACAGAAGTAGTTGAACCTACTGCTCTTATATATGTATCATTGGTAAACTCAATTTCGCCTGAGTTAACTTTGTAATAATCCTTTGAATTAGGCTTTTTCCCTTTTAAATCTATTAAGTTTCCAAATACATCTTTTATAAGTTCATTTTCTAAGAATTCTTTTTTTATAGAATTTAAGAATTGCTCGGCATCATCTGCAGTTTTTGCTCCTAAAAGAGTAAATTTTGATTTTTTATAGCAATGTAGCCATATTGCAAGTGTCTTATCGCATATCGTTGACTTAGCAAGTCCCCTAGGCTCTACTATATTAAGCTTATCGTATAAATCTTGTACAAAAGCCTCAGAAAGAACTCTCCATATCTTATAATGTTCTTCGCATAATTCCCTTGCACTGTTGTCATCACTTGGTACGAAAGTTGTTCTAAGAAAATATAAACTAAAAAAAGTTATATCCTTTTCTCCAATCACCTTTGCAACTTCATTAGGAAGATATTTTTTTCTGATATTATTTTGATTTTTAGGAAAATATTTCTTTAAATACTTATCAATCAAGTATATAGAGTATTTATTATCATCAGCAAACTCTATATCATCAAAATAAATCATCTAATCACTCCCTTCTGAATTTATTTACATAAAAAAGAGCAGCTAATTAATAACTACTCTTTTGTATTTTTCTTTTTAACATATTTTTTCTTCTTTGATTTATTTTTCTTCTTAGGAAAAGTCTTTTCTAGTTTGCTTTTAGTCATTGCTCTACCATTTAGGTAACAAATAACTTCTTCTTTTTCTTGTTTACTCTTTTTAACGATATTGTGAGACGTTTTTCCATTGATAAATTTATTCATAACCCCAAAATTTCTAGAGTTTTTATCTTTTTCAACATTTAAATAAGCTAATTCATATAATTTCATAGACATTCTCCCTTTAAATTTAATGGCTGGCTTAGTGAGATTCGAACTCACAACAAACCATGGTCCGTAGCCATGTGCTCTATCCGTTGAGCTATAAGCCAATATTCTATTTAGAAGGCTCGAGATTAAAGCCTTCTGTAGACACCTTTCACGGCATTATTTATTCTCCGTTTATCCACGCATCTAATACGTATTGTCTATGACTGCTTATATGTTTTTTACAGTGCCACAAAAGCAATACGGTGCACTCTTTTACAATACTACTCAATACTTCATATTCTGTCTGCCTTGCGAGCAATAAAGGTTAGCAAAACCACCATGCAACTTCATATCAAACACTTTACCCTTGGGAGGTATCATGCACTAGATTATATACATGTAAGGTATATTCTAGTATTAAGCCACTTTCATATTGTAAGGGAACAGACTTTTCCTTTTGTTTTATTTTGAATTTGTTGAGAAAAAAGGATTTGAACCTTTAACGCATTGATTAACCATTCAATCGCTCTACCACTTGAGCTATTTCCCTAGTGTTGACAGATGTTGTGCTGTTCCTAAAGCTTTGTTCCCTTTTGAGCAACAAAATACTTTACAACATCAATGTGTTTCATTGGATTCTTACTCCACGTTGTTAATAGATACTACAACTCGTCCACTGTTTCACTATTAACAATGGTTAGCGCCCTTTATTTCCAGTATCGGACTACCTAACCTCCTGATTATATCTCGTTATATCACCAATTTGGCTTGAGGTAAATTATTTGGTGCCACCCAAAAATCCTCATTATACAGTTTGCCTTCTGAGGACTGTCCCTCTTGGCTTACATAACTATCTCCACTTCTGAAGACTTGGATATTCAGTTTTGCTTAGATGGACTACCACTGTAGCGACATGTAGTCAGCATGCCTTTACACTGCTCACACAATGCTATCCTAAAGATACTAAGCTACCTAAAATAGATTTAGATTTATTTTTTAAAACACATACATGGCTGGGCGTAATAGATTCGAACTATTATTCCAGGAATCAAAATCCTGTGTCCTACCTTTGAACGAACACCCAATATTTAACTGATAATTATATTCTAATCTCCCAACAATACTTTTTCAATCGGAACATATTCCTAATAAAAAAAGCCAGATTTCTCTGACTTTTAAAATGTATTATTTATTTTCTTATTGATATTCTTTCATTCTTCTAATTAGTGTAGCTTTGCTTATTCCTGTTACTTCTGTAACTTGCTTATAACTCATGCCACTTTGCTTTAGATCAATGGCATGCTTAATTTGTTTGTTTGAATACTTTTGCGGTCTACCTTCTGTAAAATCTTCTCTTTGTTTTGCTATCGCCTTACCTTCTTTTGTTCTTTCAACTATCATATCTCTTTCAAATTCAGCAAATGCAAGGAAAATAGTTCTTGTTAATTTTCCATTAGGTGTATTATCCATTAATCCTAAGTTTACTATATGAACTTTTATATCTTGTTCTAGTAACTTATCTATTATGCTTAATCCGTGTATTGTACTTCTAGCAAATCTGTCTAATTTAGTTACTACTAATGTGTCTCCTGGTTTTAATTGTTTAAGAAGTTTATCGAAATTTTTTCTATCTTCTTGTTTCTTTGTTCCAGTAAAAGAATCAACTACGATATTTTCTTTTAAACATCCATTTGCTAATAGTATTTCTGTTTGGCCTTCTAATGAGTTACCATCTTTCTTTTGTGAATAAGTACTAACTCTTGCATATCCGTATTTCATATTTACAACCCCCTATGATTATCTTTTATACTTATATTGTATCATAAGTCTTAAGAATTGTAAACCTAATTATAAAAATTTAACTTTTATTTTTAACGTTTAAATATACGCAAATGTATATCCATAAGTTGTTTTTTGTTTTCCTTGTAACACTTTTTCTATGCTTTTTCTTGGAATATCAAGTTTTTTTGCACAAACTCCTATTCCTTCAATAATTTCTTCTGAATTATCTTTTATGTTTATTGCTTTAATAGTTTTCTTAGGAGTAACTTTTTTACTATATTTAGCTTTTATTGCTAATATAGAAGTATAATCATTAGTTTTTATATGTGGAATTAACTGTTGTTTTGCATCTATAGCATCTTTTTCTGTTTTAAAATGACCTATTGGTATCTGTTCGCCATTAAAATTTATTCTTAAAAACCAACTTTTCCTTTTAATATCATAATTAACTCCTTTTTCTTTGCTCTTATACATATTTTTATTTCTTATTTTTCTTAGCTTTTTACATTGTTCTTGTAATCCTTCTCTTTCACACATTTTTTCAAGTGTATATCTCGAATGTCCAGTAAAATTTTCCATATCTATAAACGTTTCGATACCTTTTTCCATTCCTTTTAAAAATTTTTGTTTCATTCGAGTATTTTTCACATCTTTAAAAACTTTACCATAATCTTTTATTTTTTCTTTGTAAAAAATAGTTCTAATGCTATTTTCTGCAAGATTATATTTATTACAAAGTTCTTCTAAAGAATAATTATAAGAATATAAATCCTCTATAATTTTTTTATTTCTACACTCTATAAAATTTAATTGTTTGATTTTTTCATTTAAATCGGATCTCACATCTATCCAAGAGTCAAGATTTTTAATGCTATAAATGATATTTTCTCTAACTCCAGTTAATTTAGATATTTTCTTTATAGAGATTGGATTATTTTCTAGCACTGACAACATTTCCTTAACCTTAGCAATTTGATGCTCTGTATAATCACTTCTTTCTCTATTTACTTTCTTTAAATTTTCTAATCTTTTCTTTCGTATTTCCTCTGGAATCTCATTTAAAAAATAGTCTCCACCTTCTGTCATATTAAATCCATTATTATAAGTATCATATTTTTTTATATAATACTTTTCTAAATCATTTAAAATGTCAAGTTCATCACAATAATGTATAGCTTTAAACTTAAAAGCATCTTCTCCATATTTATTCCAACTTCTTTGAAGATATTCATTGTCATGATTTCCTCTGTTCAAAGCACTTATATGACTTTTCCATCTTTTTTCAAAATCTTGAATTGTTTGCCCTATATACATATCGCCTGTTACTACATTTGTTATTGAGTAAATTCCAAAATACATTCTATCTCACCTCTTAATTATATTATATCACAAACTTATATCAGTTACAATCAGTTGTAATCAGTTGTAATATATTTTATAATTAACTCGAGGTGATTATTTTGGCAAGAAAAGATTTAAAAAACAGAGTTCCAATTGGTTCCGCTATTGATAAAGAGTTGTATCAATGGCTTAAAGAATATTCTAACCAATCATCTGTTCCAATATCTAAACTTTTAGATAAAGCTATTCAACTTCTTAAAGAGTCTACTGTTAAGTAGGCTTTTTATTTTTTCTCAAGTTTCCAAAAAATTTTTTGTAGGATTTTTTTGAGGTTTCATTTTCCCCTCAAGTCTCATTTTTTGCTGAGCAGTTCTCTGTGGCTTGGTGCACGCGTTGAAAATACTGGGGTATAGAATGCACCGCCCCCTTACCTGGAGTACCCTGCCCCACCGAAAGGCCACTGTTTTACCTGGTTACTTATGACACTAAGTTATAAGACAAGTAAACATATTGATAGCACTTACTGTGTCAAAATGTATCATAACTTATAAGTATTGATACCTTATAGAGTACTATTAATGCTGTTGTCTTTTACTATACTGGTCTTGCTGTTCACTCTATTGTCTTATACCCTCTGTGTGCCCTTCTAAGAAGTTATACTTTGTCTTGCTTGTCCTCATTCTATTGGTAATATATTCCTTGTCTTAATAGTTGTTATAGCTTAATACTATTAAAATGACTATTCCAACAGATTTTCAACAGCGACACCTCTTAAATACGGACCGCGATAAGCGCCCACATATAATCCCCTACGATATTTCACTATCTTTTATATCTATTACATTCCCTTCTATAACATCTGAATCATTAAAGTCATCCCAAGAAGGTTCATTATTATTTTCTTTTTCAGTTTCAGGAGTAATAACTGTTTTAGTTTCCACTTTTGAAATTGGAGCTCCAGCTAATCTATTAAGTAAGTATATGCTTGCATCTAGTCTAACCTTCTCACTCTTAGCTGACTTAGATAAATCAAGAATATTTTGTAAAAGTTGATTAGAGAATTTCATTATACGATTGTCAACTTTATTTTTAGCAACTTCATATTGTCTATCAAGTTCTTCCATAAATTCAGGTCTTTTTTTCCAGCGCATTATAGTTTTTTCACAAACATCTAATTGGTCAGCTACTTCTCTATTAGTTGCGCCATATACTAATAATTCTGCTGCTATTAATTGGTCTTCTGTTAACTTAGAATCTTTTTCTCGTGGCATCAATTATCCCTCCTTCCTTTTTATTTCTTCTCTTAAGTGATAATATAAAATTTTATGGACCATTGAAGGTGATTCTTTTCTATCACATGCAATAATATGAAGATTATCGAATTTGGCCATTAATGAAATTACCATAGCCGCGCTAGCGTTAGGATGAACTTTACTTATATATTCACCTTTTAGGAGTTTGATATAATAATCCTTGTCTTGTATAAGCAAGAACAATTTAACTCCTGCTTCTTTTGCTCTTTTTAGTTCCCTTATAAAACGGTTATCTTTATTTTCGTCTTTTACTGGATCCATTAAGTTTCCTAGCAGTTCATCTAATCCTGCTTTTCTTTCTATTAAAATATTAGGTATATATTCTCCTTGATATCTAATAGCATAATCTCCAGTATTTAATTTTTCTCTAGTAGCTTTTATTCCGTTTTTTATAAGAGTATCCTGGATTAATGTATCTTGTTCCCTTGTATCACATATAATTTCATAATCTTCATTTTTTATTTTCATATTATCCCCTTCTATAAGCTAAACATATTGAATTTGCAACATTTATAGAGGTTTATGCCGTAGGCAATTAAGAGAAATTCTGTTCTGTATATAATATATAACTAACAAACTCTAAAAATAGGTTCTAAATGTTGATATTACTTAATTTGTCCTTCTCGTAAAAAGTTTACTTTTTGCCGTTTTTTCCACGTAAAAAGTTTACTTTTTTATTTTAAAGGCCTAATTTTAAGCATTAAAAAAAAGCCATGAAAGAGTTTTTCTATTCTCTTCTAGGCTATTCCCTCCCCATATTACAGCTGGGTTAATTACATAATAGTCTTTTATTCCGTATCCATTAGCAACCTTCACATAAGAAATAAGATAGTATTTTCGCCCATCTATTTTTATATAGAATTTTTTTAAACTTTCTCTAAATTTATAAACACTTTGCTTACTAGTTGAAATTCCTAATAATTTGCAAATTTCTTCTGAATTTAGTTTTTTAAGCCTTGTAAAATCACTTTCTAATGGATTTCTACATAATATATTAAGTTCAAAATTCATAAACGGAATAAGTTGATATATATAACTAAGTGTTTTATGTTGTCTAGGTGTGCAATTCTCATAAATGTGTCTAGTTGTTGAAATAAAAACTCTTGTAAAAGATTTGTCATTATCACGTTTACCTTTACTAAAATATTTCGGATCTATATAAAATTTATTATTAACCTCATAAATAATATTATTTTCTTTCATTTGGGCCAAGAATAAATCAAATACCGTTACACTTAGTTTTAGTAGTTTTCTCATTTCTTCTCTAGTCATAGCATGAATAACTTTGCTTTTTCCATATTTTATAAGTAAATTTGCTTGTCTGTCATTATAGTCTAAATAAGTAGCTAAATAAATCAATCTGGCTATATTAGGTCTATCTATATTTAAATTATAAAATAACAGTTTACTATTTACATAAAACATATGAACAAAGCCTCCTTGCTTGTTGCAATACTTCTTTAAATCATTTTTTCTATTAATTAATCTTTTCTGTTTCGGAGTTAATTTTTTAGATTGTTTCTGAATAACTAACTCTTCATCATTTTCTATTTTAAAATTATCTAGGAGATCTTCTGTTTCTGAGTTTACTATTAAAACATCTTTCATTTCACATATCTCCTTTTTCAAAATAAAAAGACAGTCCTGAAAAGACTGCCTTTACTTTGATACAATTAATGCATCTTAATATAATTATAACATACTTTTTTAAAGTTTTAAATGAATTTTAAATACAATTATTTTTCATCAAAATTAACTAATTCAATTTCTGCTTCTTCTAGTATTTCACTTGATAATTCATCAGGATAATCTCCTAAATAAACTATTTTTTCTATTCCTGCATTTATACACATCTTTGCACATAACACACAAGGTTTTGTAGTTACATACAATGTTGAATGATTTATGTTAACTCCATTATATGCTGCTTGAATTATAGCATTTTGTTCAGCATGTAAAGCTCTACAAAGTTCATGTCTTTGTCCTGAAGGAACTTTTAGTTGTTCTCTTTTGCATCCTATTTCTTCACAATGTTTTAATTTTTTAGGTGCTCCATTATAACCAGTCGCTAGAATTTGTTTATCTTTTACAATAACTGCTCCTACTTGTCTTCTAATACATGTTGAACGTTTCTTTACTATTTCAGCAATTTCCATAAAATACTCATCCCATGTCGGTCTCATAATTATTTTACTCCTTTATATCTTATACATTCTTTATTACCTTCTGGACAATATCCTAATTTTGTACATTGAGGTACTAGATAAGGTTTATATCTAGGTTCTACCTCTACTACTTGATTTACCATTCTTTGTACTATATTTCTAATAGGTAACTCTGCCCTTGTGCATAATCTTACGTTTGCTAGATGTATAAGACATTCTAAGTTTACTGCTATATTACAACTAGTTGCTATTCCTATAGGTAAAACTGTTCTTGCTATTTCATTTGCTTTTTCACCCTTTATTCCTCCATCCTCAAGATAAGTTTGAATATAGTTATAAGTTGCATTTGCTATATTTTCCATATCTTTTATTGCTTTTATTGTATGAGAATTTTGCACTATTTCAGTTGATGCATATAAACTTACCTTTCCGTCTTTATTGCAATATCTAAGGCTTTGCACATTTGTAACAAATCCTTGTGTATGTCTTACAAGTTGGTCTGCAGTCGAACGTGGTATATTTTTTAATTCAAATACCATATATAAGTGTCTACTTCCACTTAGATGTCCACTTTCTAAGCAATGTTCTCCTACTTTTTCTGCTTTTTCTTTTGGAGTATCATAACACACTTTACTAAATTCTCCATGTCTTTTTACAAAGTTTTTTACTTCTTCTCCATTGACTAATTTTATATCAAAATCTTTTAGTGTGAACATATTATTTTTCCTCCCATTCTTCTAATTCTTTTCTCAAATGATTTAATTTTGCCCATGCATAGTTAAATTTTTCTGTTCTTTCAAATACATAATTTCCTTGATAATCTCTTGTGAATTTAATTTTTAACCATGATAAAGCTAATGCTAAATATGTACTTTTTACAATTTTCTTTTCCTTTGTATCTACAGGTTTAGTTTGTTTTATAGGTCCTTGGCCATTAAGTTGTCTACATTTCTTTTCATCAGGATCTAAAAACATACATAAGTCATTAATTTTAGAACATTTTATTTCCTTCCCCATTTTTGTTGCATGTTTGCATTTCATAAATTTTAACTTCCTCCCTCATTTTGCCTTTGGTTAAACAGCCACAATCTTTGCATTGACTGACTACTCCATAATCTATTTCTAAGAAGAACACCATACCCCCACAAAGAGGGCAGGCATTCTCTTTTCCTCCTAAGATTTTCTTCATATTTTCACCTTACATATATAACTTACTTACTATCCATGCCCCAATAACAATTATAATTATTGCATCTGCTATTGCTCTATTCATCTTTTTCCCTTTCTATTTCCCAATCTTCTGGAAAAGTAGCTGAATCACATGGGCAAGCTATCAATCCTAAAATATCCAATATTTTGCATCCTTCACAATCTTCATTGCTAATACATTCTTTTTTTATTGTTAGTAATGCTTTTTTTATTAATTCTTCTTTCATTATTTCCCCTCCAATAACTCTGAATTTTCAAATTTATTTCCTATTACTTTATTAACACAAGTGCTATATCTAGGTTTTAATCTTATATAATCAGGATATTTATATTTTGATCCATCTTTTTTAATATTAGTTAATTCAGTATGAATATACCAACCAACATCAAACCAAACTACTTCACCTATATAAACATTTTGACCTCTCTGACTTTCAACTATATCCCCTTCATAAATTTCTTTTCCAGTTATATCTTTATTATTGGTATATTGCATTACTACATAATTATCATATTCTAAAACATCTTTAAAACTTTCTTCAAAACAACCACCATTATTAATCATAAAGTCATATGTATTCTGTACATCATAATACATTTTATTTTCTTCTTTATCCCATGCTCTAAACTTAATTTTTCTATTCATATCGTTCCTCCAATATTTTTTTATTTTCTTCAAATACATTCCCAATTACTTTATTTTCAACAGTAGAAAATCTAGGTATAAGTCTTGTGTGATTACCTTTATTTGTCTTAATATACCAAGATGCCTTATAATAAGTAACTACTCCGATTGTATGATTTAATTCTCTAGTTGTTTCTACTATGTCACCTTCATATATTTCTTTCCCGTTAACATCTTCTTCACCTGTATATTCTCCGATGCTTTTTTCATCTACTTCAAAGAATCCGCGTGAGTTATGTACTAAATATTTTTCTAGATCATCGTTATATTCTGCTCCGAATCCTTTTATCCATTGTCCTTCATCTAAAGAATAGCCTCTTACTTTCATTTCTCTCATTGTTTTCCCCTTTAATAATACTCGGTTTCTAATTCAAATCTATACTTTTGTTTTGCATTTGGATATTTTTCTTTATCCACTTCACTCATAAACATATCATATGGTCTTGCATATATTTGATAATCATCATATAAAGCCATGTATATAACTAATTTTGTATCTGCATACATTTTAGGATGTACTCTAGTGCCATCTGGAAGTCTATAAGTTGGAATGTTTTCCAGCTTAGGGTCTGCACATTCTGTATATCTTGCCATAACTGGATACCAAGTTATTTTTTTATAATCTCGTAATTCTCCAGAACTCTTTGGAGTTGAAATAGCTAATACAATATACTCTTTTCCTTTAAAATGTTGGTATATCGCTGGATATACCAATTTTCTTTCTTCCATCAATAGTCCCCCTTATCATGTTCTTCTATATCTTTTATTGCACATTCGATAGCCTCCATAGGTTCTAACTTGTAAGCTATCATGTAGATTCTAGCCAGTTCTACAATTTCATTCACTCTGCTTAATAGCAAAGCTTATCACCCCCTTTTTAGTCCTTGTAATTCTTCTTTGTTCATATTTCCTCCTTGTATTCAACAATTTTAGTATTTTGTCTTAGATTTAAGCATCTTTTTTCAGCATCTTCTATTAATCTGTCTTTATACTTTTCTGCACATTTCAAACTGCAAGTTTGTTTTAAAAACTTTTCTCCAGGAATGTCAATCGTATAATGTTTTTGCTTTCTGCAGTCGTAAACTTTCCCGCAATATTCACATTTATATGTATAATCGTCCATACTATCCTCCCTTATGCAGTTATTCCTAATTCGATTAATTCTTTTTTAGCTTTATTCAATCTTGCTCGTATTGTTTCTTTACTAACTCCAATTTTATTACCTATTTTTTCATACGTATAACCTTCTGCACGTTTTAAAGTGATATACTTTATATTTTTTATCTTCATCTTTCCAAGTATATTTAATATTTCATCTCTATTTACTAAAGAAGAATAAGCATCTTTCGTATCCATTAAAATATCTTTGTGAGTTTTTATATATTCATCTATTGAATTTTTACAAACATAGTTTATTTTTCTTTTATGATTGTTTTTCTTTCTTACATAGCTATTTATTTCAAATTTTATGCATGTATAAGCATATGTACTAAATTTAGCACCTTTACTTGGATTAAATGTATTAATAGCTTTTGCTAATCCAATCATACCTTCTTCTATGTAGTTTTCTCTATCGCTTTCTGTAGTTTTTTCATAAGTAAATTCTTTGTTTACAACTAAATAAACTAATCCTAAATTTTCTTCTGCTAATTTGTTTTTTTCTTCACTTGTCATTTTATTTTTCCTCATAAAAAGTTATATTTTTTAATACTATATCGAATGTTCCATTTTCATTTTTTCTAAAGCTGTATTTCATTGGATCTTCAAAATCTGTTAACTTTCCTTTTATACTAAAGCCAGTATCAGTTTTTATATTTCTGTTTTTAAGTTTCTTTTCAATCCATTTCTTGTCTATTTCAAAGTTTTCAGTTAAACCTCTATCCTCCATATGTTCATTAAAGCTTTCTTGTAATTCTTTATCTTGAATACTATTTTCAGCAAATTTTTTAACATCTACAGTTTCTTTTTCTTTTAAAGTATAATTAAGCATACTTCTTATATCTTCGGCCATTTTCATATCTTCTGATATTGCATTTGTTATCCAGTTGTCTGCAGTTTTCTTAAATACTTTTGTTTTATATTTATCATCTTCTATCTTTTCAGCATTTAGAAACTCTGTTAAAAATTTAGTTTCTAGTTGGTCCTTTTCTGCATCTTTGTCTAATAATCTAAAGTGATAATAATCGTTCACTCCATTAGGTCCAACTATTACACATTGTTTTTGTCGACCTGTTTCAGGTATGCCTATCTCATTTGATGCTATTTGTATGTTGAATTTATCTTCTACATATTCTATTGAATGAGTGTAAAGTTTTTTATAATCAAGTTTTATAATTGCTACATTTTTTTCATCTTTAACACTGTATAAACATATTGCTAAATCACAAGAATCTATTTCACCATTTCGTTGCATTACTTCAAATAAATATGCTGCTATCTCTTTTGAATTTGGTAGGAATGTCTTTTCATCGTAGATTATTTGTTCACAACAATTTTTTACAATATTATCGTTGTAATCTTTGAATTTTGCTTTTCTTAGATCATCATCTTTTAAAACTCTAGTTATTATCTTTTGAAAAAACTTATCTACTTCTAAACTATTTTTACATTCATAGTCATTTAATATTGGAGCATCACTATTTGTATCTAGTACATGTATTATTGTTTTATGTATTATCATTTTTCTTCCCCTTTCAATGCATCTTGGCCAAATAAAGCCACCGCCATTTTTTCGATTATTTTCTTTTTAATGTAATGTACATTTGCTATTGTACAATCAAACTCCTCGGCAATATCTTTAAGAGTTTTTTCTTCAAAGTAAATATATTTAAATATCTTTCTTTGTTTTTCACTCATGCTTTTAAACACTTCTGATATCACCTTTCTGTTTTTTTTATGTTCAAATATATCTCCCTCAACTTTTGCAATTAAATCATCTATTCTTATAACTTCATTTTCTATAGGTCTATTAATTGCATGAGTTGGAGAAGATTTAACCATATCATTACAAACTGCCTTTATCGCCCCCCTATCTCCGTCCTTTATCTTTTTTATATGTTCTTCCTTTTGCTGTATATAGATAGTTATAAATTTCATGTTTTTTAAAATCATTTCTGTTTCTTCCATAACATCTTTATTCAAACATTCCACCTCATTATTTTTATATTGTAGATAAAATAATTTTATTGAATGTTTATAGCATTTTCTTGAACTCCCAACCTCTTTCGATTAACTTTGCTATATGTTTTATTCGACCTTCTTCTAAGAGATTAATTAACCCCATTTTGTCTAAAAGCCCTAAAGATGCTTGAATCATATCAAAGAATTCTTCGATTATATGTTCTTTTTCTTCATTTGTTCCACTTTCTGCTTCGAATTTTGCTACCGCTCCAATAAATTCAGCTTGTTCTTCTGTTACTTTCATCATTTGTTCTATAGTAGAAAGATGATTTTCAGCTAGAAGAGGCATTATATATTTGTTGTATTCTATTTTTTTGTACTCTTCTTTATAACACTCATCGCATATTCCAAAGAAGTCTCCAACAGTTTGAGGATCTTCATATTCTCTATTGCATTCTTTGCACTTCTTCATAATCAACCTCCCAGTCTAAAAAGTAATTTAAACAATCTTTGCAACTTTTAAATTTTGTACAATTTTTTATATAAAAATCACTTTTACATAAGTCTATTTGTATTAAATCAGTTATAACATCACAAGAGCTTTTTAAGTTTTCAACTAAATATTTAAATACCTGGTCTTTATCACTCTCTATTCTGCCTTTACTCATAAGAGCTACGTATTGAAAAACTTTCACTTTATCACCATCCTCTAACTCCAGCATATTGAACTTCTTTCGTCTTTAACTCTTTTAAATATGCATCTAGCTCATTTGGATTAAGTTTATAAACTTTAATTGTATTTCCATTAGTTTTTTCTAATTTTTGTACTTTTGGTACAAATGCATTTTTAATATTTTTACTTGTTCTTAAGCATCCACAACTTTTTACTTTCTTTTTTAGTAAACTGGATCTAACTACTAATTTTTCATTTCCACACTCACATTTACATAAGTAATAATCGTATTTTATTTTTCCTCTATTTCTTTTTCCAGCATACTCTACAACTGTAAGCTTTCCTATTTTCTTTCCTACTAAATCTTGTTTGTCAACTTTTTCAAAAGGTCTTCCCATTATATTAACCCCCTTCAAGATTTTACTATTTTTTATTTTCTATTTTCTTTATATATTTTTTTACAAAGGAAACAGGTCTGTTTATGTTGTAAGCTATTTCTAATGCACTATAACCTTTTTTATACAATCTTTTTAACTTTCTTATTTCTAAATCAGTTGCTATTTTGCCTCCCATATTCATCACCTTTTCATAGCCCCAGGAGGTTTTACGCCTCCTAGGATATTTATTAGTTAATTTTCTTCTTTTAAAGGTATAATTCTTATTTCTTTTAAAATTGAATCATACTCTACTGTCAGAAGAGTTTCTCTATTTATGTGTAACAATCTTCTTAATTCTGCAGGTATAGATACTCTTCCTAATTTATCTATCTTTCTTATATTTCCTACTCTTTCTTTCATAGTTACTCCTTGTCTTTTAATAACTCTGCAAGCTTTTCTATTGCACCTTTTAAAGCTTCTTCTATGTTTGTTTCTTCTGTTTCAGTATGTGATTTGATTTTTATATCTTTACTTCTTAGTTGTATTATTTTTTCTATTGATGTAGTTAAGATTTTTAATAATTTTGTTTCACTTATATCACATTCATCTGCCATTCCTTTTAGAACTCCATAGTTTAAATATGCTAGTTCAGTCAACATTTTTGCTCTGTCTTCACCTTTTATGTTTACCTCTACTTTTCCATTATTTACGATTGCTTTTATCATCTTTTACCCCCTAAAATATAATTTCTGTGCTTTTTTCTGCTATTAAAACAGGTATTCCAGTAGCTTCTTCTACCTTTTCTTTCATTATTTGACTATCTCCGTGTTTGTCACTTAAATGTAATAACATCAAATTTCTTGTCTTACTTAAATCACTAGCTTTTAGAAAGTCAATTACATTTTCAAGTTCAAAATGTGATTCTTTTATACGAGCACTTAAACTTGTTTCTATGCAGTATTCTTCTAAATTTTCTTTGATATAGTTACATTCAACCAAGATACTATTTACATTCTTGAAGTTGTATTCACAGTAGCAAGTATCAGTTATAAATAACAAAGTTCCTATGTCCTGATGTTTTATAAGAAATCCTAAAGGTTCTTCTGCATCGTGAAGAACATCAAACGGTAAAATAGTAAAATTTCCTATTTGTTGCCTTTTGTTAGCTTTTACTATTTTAGTCCTATAGTTTTTTATGTTTAACTTTTCAAAAGTCCCCTTAGCTGAATATACATCTATTCCATTTTCTGTTAAGTCTTTAATTGATTTAGAGTGATCTTTATGTTCATGAGTAACTAAACATCCAACAACTTTGTCAATTTTGTAATTAAGACCTTTTAAAATTTCTTTATATTTGATACCTGCTTCAATTATTAGAGTTTCATCAGGAGTAATAAGTAAATAGCAATTACCCCTGCTCCCACTTGCTAAAACTTTTAAAACGGACAATCTTCTTCCTCTTGAGTTTCTTCTACAACTTCAGCATCTATTTTCGTATCTTCATCAATTATTTCTGCTTCCATTTGCTCTACTTCATCTATATCTATTGTTTTTTTATTAGCTTTTTCTGTTATTTCACTTTCAAAAGCTTCATTTTGGAATGTCACAACATCTTCATCATCTGAATAAGGGCTTCTATTAAATGCACTTGCAAATAACTCACTATCATCTGATGTATTTATATATAATTTACAAGCTCTATTTATAACAGTTCTTTTAGCCATTTGATCTGGGAAATTTATATGTGAAGGACTTTTACCTTTTGTTGGTCCTTGCGCCCATGATGTTTTTATTTGTGCCATACTCATATATTCCGTATGTAAAACCCCTTCTTCTCCTATAACAACAGCAAATGCTCCTATTATCTTTGAGTTATCTATATTTTTTAAATCAGGTTTATAATCTATTACATTTATATTTCCATTTTTATACTCAAACTCAACTTCATCACCTTCATAGATACAATAAGCTTTCACATCTTTTATATATTTACTTCTTTTCGCTGCAGCTATAGTTCCCATATAGCTTTTAGTTAGTTGGAGTTTATTTCCATGTGGAATAAAGTAACATTGCTTTTTCGAAGGACTTAATCCTTGAATAATCATATCTAAAAGAGAATTTGCTATACTTACTTTTGTACAAGTTTCTAATACACATCTTTTATTTTTATCTTTTGTTTCTTGTAAGATTAGATAAGCTGATTTTAAAGCGTTTTGTGCTGCATAATTCTCTGGTATTACTAATTCTTTACTTGCTTGTAACTCTCTTACCCTTTCTAAAACTTCGTCTGTAACAGTTTTAGGTTTTTCTGCAATATTTTGAGATTGTTTAATTATTTGATTTTTCAATACTCGTCACTCTCCTAATCTAATAAAACTCCTGTTGCTAGTAACAATATGCGTTTAACTTTTTCTTTCCTTTGCTCTTCTGTCAGATAGTTATTTTTCTTAGTCAATCTATCTTGTTTATGTCTCTTAGCTTTTTCAAAATTAACCTTTCCTCTAACCGAAGATAATGTTCGTCCTAAATATCTTGCTATTTCTTCGTCAGGTATTACTGTATAATTTTCTTTTAAAAATTTTTCTTCTTCTGTGCTCCATTTCATTATTTACACCTATTCACTTATTTTTATTTCTTTATCTTCTGTAACTACTAACTTAATTAACTGTCCTCTTGTATCTGCTATTTTATTTACACATTCACTATTATCAATGAATATAGGTGCGACTAATTCGAAATACTCGGATAAAGTGTTTATTATATCTATACCAGCATTTATTTGACCTGCAGTATTTGCATTAGAAAATGGTACTCCATTTATAGTTGCCTCACAGGTTTCTGCAATAGCTCCGTTAACTTGAGTAGAGAATAATTTAAAGCTTACGTTCTTAAAATGCTTATTTATATTTTTTTCTAAAAGTTCTACTCTCTTAGTAATAAACTTTTCATATAGCATTATAAGACCTTCTTGTCTTGCTATTTCTACTCCGATTTGTTTTTCCTCTGCTTTTAGATCTTCTATTCTTTGATTTACTTTCTTGTTATTTTTAACTGCTCCTAATTGACTATATAACCCTTTTAGTTGTGTATTAATTTCTCCTTTTTCAATTAAAAGTCCTGATTTATCTGGATATGTATCATCTTCTTGTAAACTTTCTAAAAGCTTGTTGTTTTCTCTTTTAAGTTTTAATATTTTTTCTTTCGTTGCATCACTAGGCGTATAAGAAATACCTCCTATTTGGCTTTCTAGCTGATTTATTTTTTCTTTCTTGATGTTTATATTATTTTCTATCTCAGAAAGCTTTAAAGTATAATTTTCGATATCTTCTTGTATATCTTCTTGTTCTTTAACTTTTATTTTGCCTTTTTCTATTACTTCTTCTTTTCTTCTAGCTTTATCAAGATTGAAGTTTTTCTCTAATTCTGCTTGTTTTTCTTCTATGTCTGATTCATCAAAAGGTCGTTTACAAGTAGGGCACTCTGTTTTTATACTACTAAAATCAACTTTCTCAGCTTGAATTCCACTAAATTCTTCTCTTAATTTAGCAGCTTCATTTTTTAACATTTCAAACTTTCTAGTTAGTCCATCTATTTTATATTCACATTCATTTTTCTTTTGTTGTTGTGAATATAAATCTTTTTCTTCTTTTCTTCTTTCTTCTTCTAATATTCTTACTTTATTGTCATAACCTTTTCTGTCAGCTTGTCTTTCTTCTTCGATTAAGTTTTCATTTTCACTTATTTTTTTCATTACTTCATTTCTTTTAGCTAATAATTCTTTACTACTATTAGCTATATCGCTTATTTTATTGTCTATATCTTTTAACTTACTTTCTTTAAATGCTATTTCTTTTTCAACTTCTTTTACATCTAAATCAACTACTGTTTCCATTAATTCCTCGATTTTGTAAGGAATTGACTTTTTATTTTCTCTTAGTTTTTTAATGCTACCTTTTTTACTGTCTATTAGCTTTGATACATCTTCTTTTTCTAGATCTTGTTTTACTAAATTTAAATCTTTATCAGTTTTTACAACATCATATACTGATATATTCCCTCCAGCAACTTCTAAGATGACTTTTCTTTGTTCTTTCCAACTAAGAGAAGGAAAATGAAAAGGGTTAGTTAATAATTTAAATGTTTCTTCGTCTGCTATTTCATTTATTTGCTTGTTATAATCTGATTTTTTAACTGGAATATCATCAATTTCATATTTTGTTGTATTCCCATCAAATACTTTTTCGCTTTCTCCTCTTCTAGAGGTCCATTTTTCTTTATATTCTTTTGATAGTTTTACTTCTAATCCATCTACTTCTAAGATGCCTGTTACATGAGGATTTAAACCTCTTATATATTCGTTATTTTCATCTAAAGGTTTTAACTCAAATTTGCTATCTCCTTTACTGTTTTTATCGAATAATAACCATGTAAAAGCATCAAATATACTTGATTTTCCAGTTGCATTTTGGCCTGATATTGTTGTGATGTCTTTGAAATTTATGTCTAATTTTGATATGCCTTTAAAATTGCTTATTGATAGTTGTTTTAATTTTATCTCTTTCATTTTCTCCCCCTATTTAATCTAAATATCTGATAATTTTTCTAGAACTTTTATAGCAACTAAATAATTGTTTCTATCTTTTTTATTTAATTTTTTAAATTTTTTCTCTAAGTTAGTACTCAACTTTTCTATAAAATCAATAGCGATTTCATTTCCTTGTTCAGTTAGCACTATTATATATTCCCTTCTATCTTTAATAGTTTTCTTTCTACAAACATATCCTTTTTTACTTAAATTATCTATTAAACTAGTTAAACTGCCTTTTTCTATATTTAACTTTGAACATAATTCTGTCATATTTATTTTTTCATTACCTTTTAAAAAAACTAATGCTTTTAATTCAGTCTTTTTAATATTATGAATTTCAGAATATTGTTTTAAATAGTTCAAATAAAAATTAGAGTAAATTTCAGGAAATGTATTTGATAAAAAATTAATTGTTTGTTTTACCATGATATACATTACATCCTTTCTCTTATTTAAAAAACTCTAATGGTGATACATTTAAAGCTTTTGAAAGTCCTTTTAACACCATTAGGGTAGGATTTGTTATAACTCCATTCTCTAGTTTTGCTATATAGCTTTCTGTAACCCCTACATCTTTTGCTAAATTACTTCTGCTTTTCTTCATATAAAGTCTTTTTTCTCTAACGAAATCCCCCTATACTCATTTACCTTCCCCCTTAATCATCATTCATTGCAAACCAACAAACTCCTAAGAAAAATCCAGCATAAAAAGCTGTCAATATTTTTAAAAGTTCGTATAACATTGACATTCCTCTCTTTCATGTTTAGTACATTGAAAGCATTTGAACTTCTTGCAAACATTATCAAATGGATTTACTATTTCCTTGTTTGTTTTTTTACAACTTTTTATTCCTCTTTCATTTTTCATGTATAAGCAGTCATAACAACATGCTTTATCTTTCATCATTTTACTTACTCCCTTCTAAAATGGTATATCCTCGTCATCTATTGCTTGGAAACCATTAGGATCTAGACCTGCAGTTGGTTCAAAATTTGGTTTACTACTATTGTCTTTTACATAATCCAATGCTTGTACATTTCTTGCACTGACTTTTGTAAATGTTCTATTTTCCCCTTCTTGAGTTTGATATCTGTCTACTTTGATACTTCCTTGTGCTGCTATTAATCTTCCTTTTGATAAATAGTTAGCACAAAATTCAGCTGCTTTCCCTATAACTTCTATTGGTATAAAGTCTGTTTCTTTTGTCCCATCTTTTTTCTTATAGTCTCTGTCTATTGCCATCGTAAAAGTAGCAACAGGTGTTCCAGAATTTGGTATGTATCTTAACTCTGGGTCCTTTGTTAATCGACCTACTAAAACCACATTATTCATTTTCTTTTTTCCCTTCCATCTTTTCTTTTGTCTTTATTATTAACTTTGCTATATTTACACCTGTCTTAGTTAATTCTTTATCATTGAAAATCAATTTATCTTGATTCATTTTTAATAATTGATTTTTAGTAATCAAAATTAAATTATCCTTTTCTAAATTTGATTTATTTTGATCTGCAAATATTATTACATCATCCTGTGTTAACTTAACATTATGATATTTTTCATACATAATTCTATGTTTTAATTTCCATACACTAGGTTCATCTACTTTAACTAAGATATATCCTTCAACGTCAGTTCTTTCACTGCCCACTTCTTTTTTATTCCAAGGTTTATGCCCTTTTTTAAAAGAAGTTTTATTTATTCCTGTAAGCCCTTTTGTGCCTTTATTCCAGGTTTTATGTCCTTTTTTAAATTGGCCGTTAAATCCTGTATTATAGCCAAATCTTTTAATTGCACTTTCTATTTGAGCTAAATTAAAATTATACTCAAACTTTTCGTTCATTAAGTCTAATATTTCCTTACGATGTTTCCCTGGAGTAATTTCTCCAAGATACTTTTTTTCTTCTTCACTCCATTTATGTGGTTTTTCGCTCATTATTCACCACCTTCTAGCATTTTAGGCATTTCTTTTTCATTGTTTTTACCATATTCTAATTCTATGGATTTTGCTTTTAATACAACATTTGCATTGGCAATAATTTGTTTTGAAACTCCTATAACTGCTTTACTTCTTATAATTTCATCTTCTAATTTTTCTCCAGTTATCTCTTCATCATTTAAACGTTCTAATTGAGCGAATAAATGATTATTTAGGTCACCCAAGGTGTTGCGTGGCATTTTCTAAACCCCCTTAATTCTCATATTTGGTACATTTTTAAAATCAATTATATTTTCTCTGCACATTTCTATGATTCTACTAGTTATAGCAGCATCATAATCCATTAATTCATTTAGTGATTTTTCTGTGCTTACTATAATTGATTTTTCTGTCATGTAACGATAATTTATTATTTCATAGATATACTTTCTATCAGCTTCACTTGTCTGACCTTTAAGTAAATCATCTAAAAATAGTACAGTGCAATTTTTATATTCGTTTATCTCTTTATTGTAATTAATTGGATCCATACAACATTGTTTTAAACGCATAATTAAACTGATATATTCAGCATATCTACATCCTACATTTTGATTTACAAGTTGCATCATTATTGCAATTCCTAAATGTGTTTTCCCTGTTCCAGGATTTCCAGTTAATAAGAAACTACCTTTTTCTTCTTTAAACTTCTTACAGTAGCTCATAGCTCGTAATTTTGCCTGTTTCTGATGCTCTGTATCTGTTTTAAAAGTAGAAAAAGTTTTCTTTTTAAAAGAATCTGTTAGGCCACATCCTTCTAGCTTCTCTTTTATTTGTCTTTTTTCAATGCACTCACAAGGAGTAGCTACAGTATAGCCTTTTTCATCTTCCTGAAAAATGTATCCTAAATCTCTACACTTCTTGCATTGATATTCTATAGCCATTCTTCTATTTTGCCGCCTCCCATTTCATCTAATTCTCTTTGTAATTCGTCTATTTCATCTAAGTCATCTTGACTTACTGGTTTCATTTTTTCGGGATCTATATAACCTTGGTGTTTTTGTAAGTCCTCTACTGAGTTTGAATTGTTGTTATCTTGATATTTATTTGAGTTGTAATTGCCGAAGTTGTCTTTTAACGGAAAAACTCCTTGCCAACAGTTTTCAATTGAGTTTTCCAGTATTTTAATTTTGATATCA